CTTTATTATCTGCACCAAAAACATCCTGTATGTATTCCCAATTTGTTGGTTCACCTATGAGTCTGAATGCCCTATTCAATTTTAATTGTTTGTGCATCCACGCTTGTAGTGGTTTAAACAGTGTCATCAAGTAAGGATCCATTTTCGAGATCACTCCCACTTTCAGTGGCTCAGCTAGACCATGTAATACTGCTTGGGGTCTCTCATCTGTTTTTGCGAAGTTTTTAACTTTTTCAAAACAGTACTTGAGAACCTTTGTGTATTGCAAGGATCGCTGTACCTCTCTATCTATGATGTTCGGTACGTCTGCAAGACTTTCTAACTTGCCCAGCTTTATAATTTCCTCCATTCGTGATTCTTTAATCTCGTAAGTGTCGGCTTCTCCCATGTATTGCTGCTCGAGTGATTCCTTCAGTCTTCTCGATTCTGTTCCATCGAATAGTTTCCTGAATTCTGGATCACTCATCAGTGTATACACGGAACCACCATCCATGCTGTTATCAATATAATTAGCACTGGTTGAGGGGATTATAGCTGGTCCATAGGTTTTTGGATCAAATTCTCCAATTAAAACCTCGCGTACCGTTTCAATTATAGACTCCCTGATTGTTAAGAGAGTTTTGCACTTATTTAAACTAGACATGTTGTGATTTATTTCCTCAAGTACCCTTCTTTCCTCACCGTAGAAGCCAATGCCATACTCATTATTAAGATAGTCTACGATTTCTTCTAGATCATCTTCATACGGATCTGGTTCATTCCAGTCTTCTACCTCTCTTTTCGATAATAGATATTCACTATTGGTTCTTACAGAGTCCTCGAGTTGATCGATCCTACATTCGAGATTTAATACCTCATGTAGGGTTGGGTCCTTGTTGGCTCCGGTTAGTGCTTCAAATGTGTCGGACATTCCTTGTTCCACCATCTCCCTTGGGACGGGGAACAGTGAGCCTTTTAGACTCCTGAATCCTTGTACTAGGTTGAACAAACTAACCCCCTTGACCTTTCCACTCAGGATCTGTCTTATAAAACGGCCCGGCCGTCCACCCAATAGATGTTTCCGCTTATCTTGGGCATCGATTTCATTCATGCCTTTTGGTAGTGGGATCTCCTCCGGGGCCTTCATCCAGTAGGCCGTGAATGCATCAAGTTTAAATTTGATGTATTTTACGGTTCCTACTGCTTTATTGCTCTGGAAGCGTTCCCATTCCTTTTGCTTCTGTCTATTATCTGAGGAAGAATCTTTCTTATATCCAAGGGTCCATAAGTAATCGACTAGTTTATTATAATAGTCGTACATACAGTTCTTATCTTTAGTCTCTTGACTTTCTTTTTGTTTTTGCTTTTTATTGTCTTTTTGTTTTTTGATTCGCTGACTGTCCCGGGCTTTCGCTCGGTGCTTGTCTTTTTGTGTCTTTCCGGCTCTTTGTCGGGGAGGCATTCCTACCAATGGGTTGGGCTTTCTGCTCAACGTTGCGTTTTCTTTAAGTGGACGCTACCAAATT